CGACTCGAATCGCCATTGGTAAATCTCTCCGGCTCGACGACGAGCCTCAAGAATCAGTGCAAACTCCGATTCGGTCTTGTTCATCTCGCCACGCTTTCCGTTTCTTGAGCCTACAGATGCTCTGGGACGCGTTTTCTTGTGTTTGCCACCAAAGATATGCGGATTTGAATTACGAACTGTTTCTGAAGCCTGTGCTATCCAATCGGGTTGTTTCATAAAAGGCGAGCAGCAGCGGTGTCATGGCGGCTAAGGCGCGGGAAATAACCCTTTTGGGCACCTCTTTCCTCAGTTGATCGCTCTCCGCCGCTGCTCATAAATCAGAATCCTTCCCGGCGCGATGTTCAAGATAACTTCGCTCCTGGCGGACGGTTTTAGTTAAACGGGTAATGCCGTCATGCTCGCTGGCCGCGAATCGTGCAGCTCGAGCTCCAAGTCTGCCAAGTAATGATTCCTCCCACGTTTGAAGTAAGGCAAGCTTGCCGTAATAGCGTTCGACGCGCTTCAGTGTGCGAAGTCGGTTTGCTTCTACGTAGCGTTGAGTGTTTGCTGGCGGGTTTCGGCTTGTCATAAATGACTCCACGTGCGTCTTGAGACTATCAGTGAAACGTTGCTTTGATGAATGTTGAACATTCTAGCAATCGTCGCCTGCTTGATTCCTTCAGAACGCATCTCCCTGATTGTCCGGATTTTATCTTCCGACAATTCGGATCGAATGTATCCCGTTTTTGTTCTACTTACGGTCCTTCCACGTGATACTCTGTCAGCTACGTTTTGCTGCTGAGTTCCAGCAATAACATGATCTGGATTAATACACCATTCATGGTCGCAAGTATGTCTGCATACAATATAGTTCGGCTGAACCCCAAATTTCTTAAACAGGATATGTCTTGCAATTGTTCTGGTTGGTTCTCGGTGTCTCTGTATTTTCGGGTATCCATCACGGTTTGCTTTGTGGCTTAGACACCGAATACAATTACCATCAAATTCCCAACGCAGTATCTTCCCTTTCATTCGAGCCTCATCCTTTGACCTTGAAATGTGAAATCGTAAATATGCATCGCTAGAAATCTTATCGGCGTGTGCTTGCGCTTGTTGCGACGAAAGAAGGTCATGCCGCCTCCAATCTACGAAGTTGAGCGGTCTTCATTATTCGGTAGTGGGCTACTTTGAATTTGTGCATGATTCATAGGCGTTAGAGGTTTCTACGGTCAAGTACCCAACTGTTTGGTATTGTCAAGGTCTAAAACGCGTTGCGCCATCCTTTTTGCAGCCATTTCGCAATAGCATGAAGCAGTGGGTATTGAGATCGCGATGGAACACGTCGATAGCGTGCGCGATCGCGTCCATCGCTTTCTGATCCCGGTAGATTTCAAGGACGAGCGCAGGGAATCCGCGCCGGTAACTGACGAAAATCCATTTCTTGAATCCGGTCACATACATGCTTCCGAACACCTGCGCGACGTACTCTTTCGGCAGAACTCCATTGACCAGATATTTAACATGCGTGTGAGCGGCCGGAGATTTGATTTCAAGTCCGCATTCTTCTCCTTCGATTAGTCCATCCGGAGAGCAACCGAAACGCCCATCGTCGGTGGTGATGAATCCGACCTGCCGAATGTGCTTGTCGTATTCAAGCGCATACCAGGGACGCGCCTCCTCCTCGACGATCATTCCCTGCTCGAGCATGAAGCTCGACGCGCTTAAGTCGATCAGCGGACGGCCTTGAATCTTCTCAGCGACCTTCTTGTAGATGTAGGTTTTCGGAGTCTCGCCTTTGCGGAGTTCAAACTCCGGAGTGATCAGGTTATCCAATCCGCTCGCCGTGGGGATGCCAAAATGGAGTTTCGTCCATTCCAAAGTGCCTTGTTCGCAATCGTGTATTTTCACTCTGTGTCCTCCGACCAGATTGAGCAACTACCTGAAGACCTAAGAACCGCAGCGGCATACCGCAAGGCTTTCCAAAGCGAAGTAAAAGATGGCCCTCCGCTCGTTCGGGGATGGTCAACGTGCCAGATTCGCCTTTTCATTTCCATTCTCCATCCTGTGAAAGTTTCTCCCGCGCAGCCTTCGCCGTTTCTTTGCGGCGCAATAATTCATCCAGCATCGGCCATCGTTCATCTGAGATTTCAGAGAAGTCGGATGCTCCTGCATATTTGAGAAACGCCGCGCGATCCGCGCCGACTGCGGTCACGCGCTTTTCTAAGTCCTCGGCCAACGCCTTCCCGATCGGCGCCCCGATCATGCGCGCGTCGTCGTCGTGTTCGACAACGATGTTAAGCGCATCACATAGCGCGCCACGTTTAGCGTAGGTCTTCGCTGCTCCGTCCGCCTGTGTCTCGGTAGCACCCGGTGGACCTCCGCCGATTCTAACGGCAAACTCGTTCGATTGGCTGAAACCTCCGACATGGCGCAATGTGCAAATCGAAACCATCCTGCCGCCCTCCATGAACCGGGATGTGAAACTCACCGCGAATCCGTTGTCGACCAGCACGGGTTTGACCTCGGCCATGATGTCTTCGTATGGCGCGAAACGATACCGCGGCGTTCCGTCTTTGTTTGGGACTTGGCGCGTTGCATTCACGGATGCCAGTTCGCTTTGTAGCTTTGCGAACGCCTGGTTGAACTGCTTCTCGGCGTCCTTTGCTTGCATCCGATCGTAAAGACCGACCAAAGCCTCAAGGGCTGAAACGTTTTCAGCCGTAATGCCTTTGTCGATCACCTTCTGAAGCATCAAGGCTACCGACGGTTCTGCTAGTGCTATGGATTTTTCACTCATTTATTTGGGTTTCTTGTTTTCGTTCTGATTCCCGGACGGCATCAAGCCGCCCGGCGTGGGTTTCGCAAAGACAAATGTCTTCGCCTTGAAATTGTCGGACTGTGGTCGCTCGGCTGTAGCAAAGATCTCTGGCGCAATAGATGCGCTGCCGGATCAGCCGTGCGTGATAGGAATCGTTCATCGCGGTTCTCCGAATTGACTGCTGGCGTAATCGCTACGTCTAGAAGCTTCATCGCATCCCGCCATGCCGCAGGTCAAGTGACCGTCAAGCGCAGGGCGATTGCAGCCAGCAGCGCACCGCGGCCAATCAGTAGGGTATCCGTCTTGCCCGGAATGCTCGCACGGTTCCTCGATCCATTCTCCGCAATCGGAGCACCATACTGCGCCTTCGGGTGGCGCGTGTTCGGGCTGGCGCTCGATCCATGCGTCGGGGGTTTCGGGGTAGGCGTTCATTTACGAATAATCTGCAAACGCGCGATTTCATCCTGCCGATTCGTGCCATTTGCCTTGGCGTTGAAATCCGCAGCCGCAAAAACTGCTTCGTCGATATTCCAAAACCAGCGAGTCGAAAGCCCTGGCACCGACGCCGCCCATCTCGGCCATTCACGATCGACTGATTTAAATACGAATGCTAATCGGGGCGCTTTGCCCTCGACCGTTTGATTTATTTCTCTCTCCATGGCACGGAACCTAATCGATAGGTTTAAGCGTGTAAAGATTTATTTTCAACTATTTTTCGGCGCTTGTTCTGTGGCCTCCCGCCAAGCTTCCCATTCTCCCTGCTCGACTTCGCTTTTCGTTTGCTTGTGCGCTGGCCGAGTAATCGCATGGCGACTCGGATTACCTCATCGTTAGTCAATTTTAATCCAACCATGCCCCACGCTAACCGTTCGGAATTATTTTAGCAAGGCGAAAAGAAAATGGTTGACGTGTAAACAGATTTTGTTGACAATTCACGAAATGACCGGCTACACAAAACTGTTCGGAAGCATCATCACCTCGACAATCTGGCGCGAGGACAAGGAAACGAAAATTCTGTGGATCACGATGCTCGCTTTGAAAAACAAGAACGGGATCGTAGAAGGTTCGATTCCCGGCCTTGCGGATATGGCGCGTCTGAATCTCAACGAGACAATCAAGGCGCTCAAGGTATTGAGCGAACCGGATGAATATTCGCGGACGCAGGATCACGAAGGGCGCAGGATTCAGGCGATTGATGGCGGCTGGATTGTGC